TGATTGAGATCAAACTACCATCATATTCAGATTTCAAATCAAACGTACTTGAAAAAGGTCTTGATCATTTTCATTTCAAAAAACAAAATAGATGCTTTTTAATAGCAATCGACGGGCCTATATATTACACGCATACTTTGTCACCAAAAGACGAGGACGATTACAAAAATAATCTCGTTGTTAAGTCAAATAAAAAAGTAGGTTCCTTTTATTCAAGAGAACCTTTTGCGACAAAAGTTTTAAAAGATGGTTCAAAGTTATATAGGCGAAAGCATGGAAAAAAAGTGACTGTCGCCAAAAACTCGGAGCAAGAGGTGATTTTTGTTGTTCCGTATGCAAAAGCAAAAATCAATAAACTTGATGTCATAGATGCAAACGCTCGTGACCGGGTTGATCTTTATGTTAAATCTCCGAAGGATGCGAATATCGCTGCGGCCTATGGTATGCCAGCGGACGTCATGTTGAACCAATTTGGTTTTGATGTTGTTGTTTCAGGTTTGCTTTATTCAGACAAGTCGGATTACGATGCGGACGTTTATCAATATATGCAAATTATTGTCAAATACAAGAACGATAGCGATACCGACAAAGAGGTCGGTTTCAATTTGATATATCACGAGGTTGTATCATGAATTTAACGATCGGTTTTACAGTTGGGATCATTTTGGTGATTGCAATTTATGACATTTGGGTGATTTGGAAAAAAGGAAAGTATGAGTCAATTAGTGCTCACGTTATCCGTCTTTCAAAGAAAATGCCTTTAGTAGTTCTTTTGTTCGGTATTCTTTTAGGTCATTTGTTTTGGTCAATGGACTCTTTTGATTACTTGCCAAAAGAAGAGATTGTCAAAAGATGTCAGTCTTATTTGAAATAGGCTTGTCCGTACAATTGATCAAATTAAAAACGTCTGATATCGTCTATATATGACGAAAAAGAAACTCACACCAAAACAAGAGATATTTTGCCTAGAATACGTTGTTGATTTTAACGCATCTCGTGCCGCACTAGCTGCGGGATACTCCGAAAAGACCGCTGCAAGAACCGGTTCGGAAAACCTCCAGAAACCACTAATTGCGGAACGCATCAAAGAACTTAAGAAACCTAAAGAGGACGCTCCGATCAACCTGAGAGAACGAATACTCTCCGAGCTCACAACAATTGCTTTTGCAAACGCTGAGGACTTCTTTGAGGATGTTTATGAAGAGGATGAGGAGACCGGGGAAAAGCGTTTTTCATATAGGCAAATTAAACCGGATATTTTAAAGAGCAAGAACATCGGAGCGATATCATCGTTCGAACCTAGTGCATACGGGACAAAGTTAAAAGTTCACGACAAGCAAAAGGCAATTGAGATGCTCGCTCGTCACATTGGATTTTTCAACGAGGACACAACTCAAAAGCCGGAGGTCAATCAATTTGATATGACCAACATCTCCTCGGAGAAACTAAGAAAAATTCAAGAGATATTGAGTGAGGATGAATGATCCCAAGTCTTAAAGAGGTTCAACTCGAGCTCGCTCGCAGACACCTCCTCGATTTTACTTTATATACGAAACCAGACTATCAAGTGAACTGGCACCACAAATTATTGTGTGAATACTTAGATCGTTTTGCTCGAGGAGAATGTCCTCGCTTAATGGTTTTCATGCCTCCGAGACATGGAAAGTCGGAGCTTGGTTCAAGGCGATTGCCGGCCTTTATTCTCGGAAAGAATCCAAACGCTCAAGTCATAGCGTGTTCATATTCCGCAGACCTGGCCTCCAGGATGAACCGAGACGTTCAACGTGTTGTTGATACAAATGAGTTTCGAGATATATTTCCGGGAACAACCCTCAACTCAAAGAACGTCAAGACCGATGCAAAAGGTTCATACGTTCGAAACTCGGAAATGTTCGAAGTCGTTGGGAAAAAGGGATCATATAGAGCGGCCGGAGTCGGAGGTGGTATCACCGGGATGGGTGCCGATTATGCAATTATCGATGATCCGATTAAGAATATGGAGGATGCGAACTCTCAAAGGATTCGTGACTCAATTGCCGATTGGTATGATTCAACTCTATATACAAGACTCGAGGGAACTGGGAATGTTCTCGTGATCTTGACTCGCTGGCACGAGGACGATCTCGCCGGGCGTTTGTTGGAAAAGGCAAAGAAGTCCCGACAAGCAGATCAATGGGAAATCCTGGAGATGCCAGCAATTAGAGAGGACATGACAAACTCTCTTGATCCAAGGCCTATCGGAGAACCACTATGGCCCGACAAGTTTAATGAAAACCGAATGACTCAGATCAAAGCATCGGTCGGATCAAAGATTTGGTCGTCTCTATACCAACAACAACCGACTCCAGGTGAGGGAGCGATTTTCCTTAAGCAATGGTTTAAGAGATATGTTCGTTTACCAGAGGGCCGGCCGATATTAAAACTCATTTCATGTGATTTAACTTTCAAGGATACAAAGACCGCCGACTTTGTCGTTTTCTCAGTTTATGCGAGATATGGAGCGGACGTTTACCTCATCGACAAAGTAAAAAAACGCATGGACTTCACAACAACATTACGAGAGTTCAAATCAATTGTGGCCAAACATTCGGACGCAACAATCAAGCTCGTCGAGGAAAAAGCAAACGGAGCGGCATTAATCTCCGTTCTCTCAAAGCAAATTCCTGGTATCGTTCCCGTGATTCCAAAAGAATCAAAGACGGCCCGAGCTCACGCCGTAACTCCATATTACGAGAGCGGAAATGTCTACTATCCGGACGACTCGATTTGTGATTGGATTGGTGATCATATAACTGAAATGACCGCTTTTCCATTTGGTCGAAACGATGACTCCGTCGATGCGGAAACCCAAGCAATCAAGCGTTGCATGATAGGCCAGGCCGACGCATGGACATTGGACGACGGAGAGGATTACAATGAGAGTAATGATTACGAATTTAACGAGGAACTATCATGGTAAACGAAAATATTGAAAGCGTTGCAGACGAACAAAGCACCGAGTTTGAAATTAATCAAACGCCGGTCAAGGTCGTTGAAATTGGTTCAACCGGGACTGAGTTATTTGCGGGATACTTGCAAGAGGAGTATTTGCAAGAGCTCCAGGGGACACAAGCCGCCGACATTTTCGACCGAATGAGACGTTCCGATCCAAAAGTTAAGATGGTTCTCTCAGCAATGAAAAACCCGATCAAGTCAGCGACTTGGGAGGTTGTGCAAAAAGGAGACGACACTCGTGAGGGTGAAATTCAACAAGCTTTTATTGAGCATATTCTTTTTAACGATCTTGGAAAAACTTGGAAATCTTTCCTCCATGAAGCTCTTAGTTGTATCGATTTTGGTTATTCTCTTTTTGAGATTACTTATTCGGCGGTTTTAAATCACGAGGTTTTCGGATCGTACAACGGGATTCGTTCTCTTGCGTTTAGATCGCAAAGAACAATTGAGCGTTGGGATGTCAATCGTCACGGTGAGCTCCAGAGTGTTTATCAACAAGCAAACGGAGACGCTCAAGACAATGTGAATATGCCAGCAAAATATCTTTTACATTTCGCTCTTGAAAAAGAGGGGGACAACTTTGAGGGAATCTCAATCCTACGTCCGGCCTATGGCCCTTGGTTGAGAAAAAACGAGTTCCTTAAATATATCGCCGCCGGAATCCAAAAGTATGCGATTCCTATTCCTATCCTGGAAATTCCAGAGGGAAAGCAAGGTTCAAAAGAATACAAGGCCGCTCTTGGGGCCATGAAAAAATATGTATCTCACCAATGTAATTACTTGACCGTTCCTTTCGGTTGGAAAATTACTCTTCAAAACAATCCTTTCGACGCTGAAAAGATTCGAAAAGTTGTTAACGAGGAAAACGTTGAGATCGTAAACGCCGCTCTTGCGAACTTCTTAGAGCTCGGACAATCAGGTTCGGGATCATACGCACTTTCGTTCGATCTATCTGACTTCTTTTTGGGAGGTCTTGAATATGTTGCCGAGCAAATTGCAGAAACGATCAACATGGTTTTAATTCCAAACTTGATCGCTCTAAACTTTCCAGACCAAAAACCTCTTGTTGAGTTAAAGGTTTCTGGAATCTCAGATCGTGCGGGTGAAGAGTTCTCGAAAATTATCATGAACTTAATCAACTCCGGAGCAATTAAAGCCGACGACAGACTTGAGGAACACTTAAGAAAACGTTACGGTTTACCTGAAATGGACGAGACAAGTTCAAGGGAAAAGACTCCGGCAACACCTGGAGCTCCAAGTGATCCGGTAAAACTCGCCGAAAAGAAAACCGACTCAAAAAAAAAGTCTAGTGATCCCGTAAAAGGAAAGATCGAAACGGACGCAGAAAAATTAAAAGGAATCATGAAGTCGAATCTTGAGAATTTAAGTTCGCAAATCGTGACTCAATCGGGAAACCATTGGGCCAAATCAAATGAAACAAATAGAGTTCAAGCTCCTAAAGAGTTCAAGTTAAACGGAATCGCTCAATATAGAGCTGAGTTAACTGAGGAGCTTTCACGTCAATACAATACTGCGGTTGCTCAAGCAAGGAACGAGAATCGTCGTTTCAAAAATATCAAGCTGAGTGAAACTGAATTTAGAATCAAGCTCGCAGAAAAAGACAAATTAAATCGAAAAGCACTTTTAAGAATTACGGGAATCGTTGACACCTTAGTGAACGGAAATGTCTCCGACCTGGAAAAAGTCGCTCGTCTGCAATATTCTCAATCAACTGAGTCCACGGATTCTCAAGCGACTCTTGAGCAAGACATTAAAGACCAAACCAATAAAACTATCAAAGGCCCAATGACTGCGACGGGATCGATCATAAACGCATCGACAATGACCAACATGGGACGAAAAGACTTCTTTGGCGAAATGGTCAAGACCGGAGAGGTTGAGTCATTCACTTGGGTGAATCCGTCTCCAGTATCGGAAATTTGCAAAGCCTTAAACGGAGTAACTTTGCCAGCGGATCACCCGGACGTAAACCGATACTGGCCACCTCTTCACCACAATTGCAAAACATATACGGTTGCAAATACCTCGACAACGAGAGACAATCCCGAACCACAAAACGGGTTTACTCCGACAAAAACACAAGAGGCATCGATCACACTAGCTGAGGCCGCGGCCGGCCAGTGCAATTGTCCGGACGGTTGTTGACTCGTATACTATGTTGAGTGACAATGGAAAATAAATGGAGTTTCAAATGAGTCATGCAAGATTTAGAACAATGCCGATAAAATTATCTGAGGCATATCCAATGGAGGGCGTGAGCTCTCAAGTTCAATTAATGAGAACTTGTACTTTTTATCATGAAAAGTACGGGAAAGTTGAAATCACAAGACAACTATTTTCTGAGATGATCGAGAACCACAAAAAAGGAACTCGAGGCATTGAGGTTATGATTGATTATTCTCACAACTCCGATCTTGAGGCCGCTGGTTGGGTGAAAGAACTTCATATCAGAGAGGTTCAACTTGACGAAGCAAATCCGGAGCTCGGAACCGAAGAGATAATCGAGTATCAACTTTGGGCCGATGTTGATTGGACTCCAGAGGGACGCAAAAAATTATCTGACAAAGAATACGCATATCTAAGTGCTGACTTTGATCCGAATTACAAAGACAACGAAAATCCTACTCAATCATTTGGTGCAGTTCTCTTGGGTGCCGGCCTCACAAATCGACCCGTTATAAAGAGAATGAATCCAGCAATACAATTGAGTGAGTTTTCACAAACCAATAACAAGGAGCATGGAATGACTTTAGAGGAAATCCAAAAAGAGCTTAAGAACACGCAAGTGAAATTAAGCGAATCTGAGGAAAAGCTCGAAGCGTCTGAAAAGAAGCTTGGGGACTCAGAAAAAAGTCTTGCTGACTCTGAGGTGAAGCTAGCTAAAATTGATGAATTGATGAGGGAACTAGGCGTTGACTCAATCGAAGCATTAATGAGCAAAATTGCTGAAATGAAACAAAGCAATGTTGAGCTTGCCGAAGAAAAAGAAAAGACTGAAAAAGAAACGAAATTAAACGTTCTTTTAAGCGAGGGAAAAATCTCTCAAGCTCAAAAAGAAAAAGCAATGAGTTTCGAAAAAGAGAAGTTTGACGGATTCATGGAACTAGCTGAGATGAACGAAAAAGTTGTAAAGCTTGACGAGGATGGTTCTGGCCAAACTCCAGGTGCTAGCAACAACGACGATGTTGAGGCAAAAGTTCTTGAGCTTGCTGAGAAAAAAGCAAGTGAGGAAAAAGTCGAAATGGTTGATGCAATCTCAATGGTTCTTTCAGAGGACAAAGAGCTTGCTCAAAAATATTATCAACTGGGTGAATAAGGAGGATCGAAATGTCTAGTTATATTCAACCACAAATGAAAACGTTTTGTGCTGAGGGTGCAATCGAAAAATTTCGTTTCGTAAAATTCGGTTCTGCGGACGACAAAGTTGTTAAAGCAGCGGCAGGCGAAAAGTCTTTCGGTGTTTACATGAACCAAAACGACGACGCTGCGATCAATGACGCAGTTGAGATCGCTCACTTAGGTGGGGGAGCATTAATTAAACTTGCCGGAACTGTTACAAGAGGTGACTCAATCGCTTCAAATGCAGACGGTGAGGGTGTAGTCGGTGCGGCAACGCAATGGTGTCCTGGTATCGCTCAAGAGAGCGGCGTTGCTGGAGACGTAATATCAATCATGCTTGACGGTCATTACCTACCGGCATAATAAGGAGTTGAATCATGAGTCAAATGAAAGCAATTGTTGACAAGTTATTGACGAACGTTTCATCTATGTACGTTCCGGACGGATATATCTCTGAGGATATTTTACCGAACCTACAAGTGAAGCAAAAGTCTGGAAAAATTGGAAAGTACGGTCTTAATCACTTAAGAATCGTAAACGCAAAAATGGGTGGTCGTGGACGTGCCGCAAGATTTGAACCTATCGTGAGAGATAGTGATTTATATCTTGTTGAGTCTCATGGTCTTGAGGGACTAGTGACTGAGGATGATTACGACAACGTTGAGGAACCGTTCGACGCTGAAAAAGATGAGACTTTAGGTTTAACGTCAACTCTTTGGACTGCGAAAGAATATGCAATCGCAAGTGTTCTTTTTGATACTGCGGTTATCACTCAAAACATCACTCTTGTTGCGGCAACGGACAAGTATTCGGATTACGTTAACTCGACTCCTCTTGAAAATTTCAGAGATGGTCAAAACGTTATTCTTGATGGTTGTGGGAAAATGCCAAATAGAGGGATTATGTCTCAAAAGGTATTTAACACTTTAAAGTATCACCCGGCTATCCTTAGAACTTTAGGTTATGCGGATAATAGAGCTGGAACTTTAAAGGTTGCGGAAATTGCTCACGCTCTTGGTGTTGATATGCTTCACGTTGGTGACGCTGCTTTCAATAACGCAAAGCTTGGACAAGCGGACAATTTACAACAAATTTGGGGTGACTCGATTTTAATGTACTACGCTCCGAAAACTGCGGCGAAATACCAGCAATCACTTGGATATTACATCACGATGAAAAAGCGTGGGCCTAGAAGAGTTTACAAGTTTACTGTAAACAACCCGCCAAATTCAAAAGGTATTATCGTTCAAGATGATTATCAATTCGCACTAACAAACGTTAAGTGTGCATACTTAATCAAAGATTGTTTATAAGATAAACCAGGGGAGAGCGATCTCCCCTCTCTTTAACTTAGGAGTTAAAAATGTCAAATGAAAAAGGTTTGAAATCAAAAGAAGAGATGAAAGCAAAAGGTAAAAAAACTGGAAAAGCTGCAAAGCTATCTTTCCAATACAACGGAAAGCATCACGAAAAAGGCGAGGAAATTCTTGGTCTTGACGAAAAGCAAATGAAAGAAGTTTCTGAAAAAGGCTTGGTTGAATAATGAGTTATTGTACGGTTGAGGACGTTAAGTCCGATTTTAAAAACATTCAGATCACGACGACCTCATCCGTTACAATCGAAGAGGTTGAAAAAATAATTGAACAAGAGTGCGCTTATATTAATGGCCGAATTTGTTCTCTTTATAAAGTGCCAGTTGTTGAGGCCAGCTCTCCGATCTCTTTTGAGGTCTTAAAGCGAATCAACATTTTTCTTGCCGCCGACCGTGTTCGTCACATCCTTTATGTGAAAACCGGTCGTGATAACACCGAGCAAGACACAAAGGGACTTCACTCCCTCTCTCGTAATCCCCGAAAGGATTTGGACGAGATTTTAAATGGAAAATTAAAACTCGGTGACGCTGAGTCAGTTGAGGAGTGCATAGGCTTTGACGTTTCTGTTAAAGCAAACGATTGTTGCGACAACACGTTTGACGTAAACAAACAACAATGGTGATTTGAATGGCCCTAGGTTTTACTTCATATGTAGTTGAGAATGACGAAAAGATCGCTCGTGCAATGGAGAGAGCTGGGAAAGCTGCGAAAGATTTAAGAGTTCCTTTAACTCAAATCTCAAAAGACTTTTACAAATCACGAAAAGCTATTTTTGCCTTAACTGGCCCGGGACAATATCCGGACTTAAGTTCAAAATATAAAGTACGAAAACAAAAAGCGGTTGGATTTGTTTATCCAATCTTAAAATTGACTGGCCGTCTCGAGGGATCGGTCACAAGCGATCAACATCCTGACAATATAACTAGGATTGATCCGGATTCATTGACTATGGGAACGGGTGTTCCCTACGGTGTTTATCACCAAAGTGATGCTCCGAGGTCAAAGATGCCTCTGAGAAAATTTTTATTCGTCGGAGCTGAGTCAGTTAAATTTGCAAACTCTGAAATCTCAGGATTTCCAGAGAGAGCATTAAACACACTTAACACTTTCGTGCTCCGTTCTCTTGGTGAGTCAATGAAGAGTGCGACCGGAGTTGATCCGGATATTAAAAAGGGGAAACCTAAGCTATGAAATTTGACCTAGAATGTTTCCTAGATAACCTGGAACAATTTTTAAAAGACAAATTAAATGATCGCTTAATTGCGATTGACGCTGAGAAAAACTCTGGTTGGACAACGGAGCTAGTTGATCCGGAGGCATATGTTTTTCAGTCACTTGATAATATGCCGGTGAATTTTGATCCGATTCTTTTTTATGGAGTCTCTCAAATGCCGAGCAAAGGGATTGGGCCAGCGACGGCAAAAAATCCTAAAATCGAAATCTCAGTCATCAAGGCCGACGATGAGGTGAAAACCATTGGTAAAAAACTGTTAAGATACCAAAGGGCCCTTGAGGAGATTTTTGAGGAAAACTTTTATAAAATAAACAATGTGAGGCCAAAAATTGAGATTTCGAGTTTGCAACCTATTTCGTTTAAGATGCAAAATTCGGGTGAACAATTTAGAGCAATTGGGATTGAGATAGAACTTTCAATCTTTTGACAAAACAAGGAGATGATCATGGGTTTAAGTAATCCTAGAATTTTTTTCGGGGTTCACTCGTTCACTCCGTATTGCCGTGAGACTGGCCTCCCTTTTGGGACGGCACTTGTAATCGGACAATCGGGGTTCTCGTTATCGGGTGAACTTGCGAGTTTGAACGGTGGTTCAAACAAGTATCCTTGGGCGGTTGAGGAAACAAACATCACGGCCGAGTTGAGCTTAACTATTAAGCAATACGAGGACTGGATGATGCAATTGTTCCTTGGTAAAAAACCGACTGAGGGAGCTGCGTCCACAGGTGAAGTCAGCACTTTAACTGACAAAAAAGGAACGGTTGTCAATGCAACATGGGGTATTGCTAGCGTTCAAGTGAAATCGGGATCGGAGTCCGATCTTAAATTCACAAGATACGTTGTTCGTGTAGTTGATAAAACTGCGGATACGGTTGACGTATATGCACTTTCGAACGTCGATTTTGCAAGAGGAACTGACAAAGATTTTGAGGACAATCTCCTTAAAATTACTGCGACTCCTTTAGCAATCACGGACGGAGCTTCGATTGAGATTCCTGGGTTCGGTATCGAACTAGTTGGGGGAACAACGGTTGCTTTCGACGGAAATGCAGAGGACGGAGACACGGCAACATTTGAGGTTTTACCGGAAAACACGGCAAATATCTCAGCTCGTTTCGGTGGTTCGGCGGATTCATTCCCTGAATTTGGAGCGATTGTTGTTGGACAACAGAGAGGTAACGGGGAAATGGTTGAGCTGGATATTTTCAGACTTAAGGCCGTTGGTATGCCTCTTGGTTTCCAGGAGAAAACATTCTCCGAGGGTGAGATCACCGCTCAAGCGTTTTACGACTCTGAGAAAAACGGTGTATTTGACCTTAGACATATCACTCCGTCTGGAGCGGGTGTCTGCTAAAAAGTTTCAAATAAATTTTGAGATACTTTTAGGGAGCTTTTCGAAGCTCCCTTTTTTATGCGTTATAAAGACGTTCTCTCTCGTCCTCAAGCTTTTCAAAGAATAAAAGAATCATAGATTCAACATCCTTGACCTCTTCGGCAACGTAAAAGAGTTGTTTTTGGCGAGTAACGATTCGAGAACCGCCCTCCGGTGCCGGTGAAATAGACGTGATCTCACCTGGTTTGATTAAAGCTTCACCTTTTTCCTTGTGAAGTGTAAACGATAAAAAATGCGACATCATAAAAACTCTCCGTGTTCTTAATTAGAAAAATATTTTTCCCCCCATTTATTGTGTCGCAATCTTTTGTGTTTGTGAACGACTTTGGCCGTGTTGAAAAACTTTTCACCACAACGAATACATTCTTTGTGGCCGTTATTTAAATCTCTTGTTTTGTGACCAACGAAAAAATAATAACAAAGTAATTTTTTAAAGATTTGTTTCCAGCTTTTTTCTTTCATTTTTTACGTCTCCTTTTACGACACCTAGCTTGTCCGGCCTCAACTATTCTCATTATCTCACTCGGATTTGCTTCGTTTATCTCGGCAATAACAGACCTCAAATACTCGGAGACATTCCCATTGGTGAACATTTTAGCTCTTTTTGTTATCTCTAAAAGCTCGTTTTTATCAAGCCTCATTTCAAGTCTTGTTGATAAATCCTCAGCTCTTTTGTTTAAAAGATTCTCTATTCCAAATTTTCTTATATGTTGAGACTCTAAGGCTTTAGCTTTTGAATCCTCGGCCTCAACAACAAATCTGAGTTCGGGGGACAAACCCTCTTTTTTGAGTTTTTTAATCCAATTATATTTTGTTTTATTATCTTTTTGAACCTTGTGTCCCTCAAGCCTCTTGATTGGATCACGGGATATACCGACGTACATAACTTTTTTAGTTATTGGATCAACTAAGTAATACAACCATTTTGTTTTCGTGTTTAGGTTTGTCATACGAACTATCATAGAATAAAATTCAAGCAAGAAAAAGAAAAAAATAGTAAACTAAAATTAGGAGTAATTTATGGAATTAGAACAATTGATCCCGGAACAAGTGACAATCACCAAAACTATTAAGGGTGAGAGCGAGGATAGAACTCTCGAATTAATTTTGAGACCTTTCAACCTTGAGGATGAGTCGTGGCTTAAACGTGCTTATCCTGGAGACGCTTTAAAAAAAGCTTTTGAGTCGATGAATATGGACGCAATTTCAAGGATTGGATTTCACCAATTACAGATTGAAGGGAAAAGAGAGTTGATGAAAATTAAGTTCATGGACATGGACGAAGAGGGGAAAGAGGTTGAAATTTCAAAGACTGGCCCTCAAAAACTCGCTCAATTAATCGTTGGTTATCCGGAACAATTAGAGTTCTTAAAAGCACTTTTAAAAACAAGAGGTTTCTCAATGCCGATTATTGAGGAACTTGGTGAGCATATCATTGACGAGGTCGAGGGAAACCTAAAGGCCCAGATCAAGAACTAAATTGGGCCGAGATATTTGATCAAGTCGCCTCGGAATATGGTTGGTCTTTTGATGATTTTAAAAAGATAACCTTGAGAACGTTACAATCTTGCTTGGAAATGATTGAAGTACGAACTCATAATGATTACGTGAAACAAGCGGCACTCAAAGGAGTTAAGCTTGATTTCAAACACGTTAAAAGAAAATTTAAAGAGCTCTCGGACGAGCAAAAAAGCATGATGGCCGACGTTGTTAAGGCCGCCGCTGAAAGAAAACTGAAAGAAAAAGCTGAGAGAAAGCTGAAAAATCAAGGAAAATAAATGGCCAGCACAACAAGTGAATTAATAGTACGGATCGGAGCAAACGCCGATCAATACCAAGAGGAACTCGAAAAAGTTGGAAAGACAACCAAGAACCTCGAAGCTCAACTCAATAAGATTGCAAAAGTTTCTGGAGCTGCGTTTGTGGCCGGAACCGCTGCAATCACCGCTGCGACCGTTGCCGCCGGAAAATTTGAGTCTAAATTCACAAACGTTGTCACTCTCCTTGATGAGGGTTCATTTTCATCTAAGACTTTAGCTGAGGGAATAGACGGACTGAAAAAGGGAGTCATTGAATTAGGCCAGGAATCGGGCGAATCTTTCGACACTCTTAACACCGCTCTATTTGATTTAATCTCATCGGGTGTTCCGGCCGAAGAGGCAATCGATACTTTAAGAGTAACGACGGAACTTGCCGCTGCGGGTGCGACGGATACTGCGACCGCCGTTCAAGCTTTGACGGCAACGATGACCTCTTTTGGAGAGGGAGCTGGAACCGCTGCGGAAATCTCTGAAAAGTTTTTTACCGCTCAAAAGTTCGGTGTAACTACGGTCGGAGAGTTGGCAAGTGAGTTCTCAAAGGTTGCCGGAACTGCAAATGCTCTTGGTGTTTCATTTGATGAAACCCTTGCTTCACTTTCAGCATTGACCGCCGACGGTGCGAAACCAACGAACATTGCGGCGACACAATTAAAAGCAACGCTGACATCAATCATTAATGTTCAAAAAGATTTGGCCAAAGAATCCGATGCGGTTCAACAAGCGTTATCACTTCAAAACCTTGAGCAAAAAGGTCTTGTCGGAGCTCTCGACGATCTTAAAGCTGCGACCGGAGGAAACGTTGTTGAAATGCAAAGGCTACTTGGTTCAAGTGAATCATTATCGGTTGCTCTCTCTTTAACTGGAGCTCAATCGGAGCTTGTTAAAAAGCAAATTGCCGAAATGGCCGACGAGGAAAAAAGAGCTGCGACATTCGCCGAGGCTTTAGCGACAAAGCAAGAGACAACTCAAAAGGCGTTTGCCAAATTTTCAAGAGTTGTTGAGACCGCTGCGATAGTTCTTGGTGAACAATTCGCTCCTTTCCTTGCAAAAGCCGCTGAATTATTAGGAGAGTTTTTCAAAATATTAGTTAACAATCCGGTTCTCGCAAAGACCGCAGCTTTAGTTGTTGGACTTGGAACCGCTTTGGCCGGAATTGCAACGGCCGGAGCTCTTGCGGCGACCGCATTTTTAAAGATACGAGCTGCAATGATAGCTCTCAACGTTTCAACTCGGGTTCTCGCTTTAGGAATTAAAGGTCTAGTCGGTGCGACCGGGCTTGGTTTACTTCTTATTGTTGCCTCGGAGATTTTCAACAATTGGGGAACGATATGGCCAGCGGTCACAAAGATTTTTGCTGCGACTGTTAAAACATTGACCAACCTTGCCTCTGGAATTGGTGATTTATTGACCGGGATTTTCACTCTCGACTCAGATAAAATCGAGTCTGGAATCGACAAATCAAAAGCGGCAATCACCGACGGGATTCAAGATATAATCGATGCGGTAAAAAATAAACCGGATGCAAAAATTGAAATTCCAATCGAAGCAAACGCAGACGAAAAGCAAATTCAAGACGAAGTGAAAATGGTTCAAGCTGCGACCGAAAAAGAGACTGCAAAAGCTCCGGTCGGAGGTTCGGGTGACGACGGAACGAAAAAACGTGAAGAGGATAAAACAAAATTCTTAAACGCCGAACAAAAGAAACGTATTGATAACAACAAAAACAATCTTGCTCTTTTAAAAGCTCAACAACAAGGTGCTAGTCAAGAGGAGATTGATCTTATAAAGCGTCGAAACGAACTCGCTGCGGCCGAACAAGAGGCCTTAAAAGAGAAAAATCAAGAGGTTCGTGAAAGTGAACTCGAATTAATTAGAGCTCAACAAGAACAATTGCTCGAGGACGAGCGAGAATTTAGAGCTATTAAGGCCGAAGAGGAGGCGATTGCTCGTGAAGAGGACGCCGCTTTAAAAGAAGAGTTAAAAGAATTAGACGCCGAGGAGAGAGCTCTTTTAAGAGAGACCGAACTCGAGGAGCTTAGAACTCAAGTAATGACAAAAAGGGAGATTGAAAATCAATTTGCCAAAGAAAAACTTGAGAAACAAATTAAAGAACGTAATCAATTCTTAAAAGATGAGAAAAAGCACGGGACAACCGTTGCGACTCTTAATCAAAAGTTAAATAGTGATGAGGTAAAACTAGCGGATCAAACTGCGGGCCGCTTAGTTAAGTTACAATCATCTAAAAATAAAACCTTAAAGGGAATCGGAAAAGCTGCGGCGGTCGCTCAAATCGCAATTGATACTGCGAGAGGTGCGATTGCAGCTTATAGTTCACTGGCCGGAATCCCAATTGTTGGGCCCGGTTTAGGTATCGCCGCCGCCGGTGCTCTTATTGCTTTCGGTGCGGAACAAACTCAACAAACTCTTGCGGCAAATACCGGGGGGCGTGTTCCTGGAAACATTGCCGGAGCGATTCCTGGAGTCGATTCGGTAAACGCTCTTTTAACGCCTGGAGAGCTGGTTGTTCCGGAAAGAAGTTTTGACGAGGTTGTTGATTCGGTTGCCGCTCAAAGAGTCGCAGCGACCGGAGCAAATTTAACGGGCGAGGGAGATGAACCTGGAGCGGCCGGAACTGATAACACTTTCACTCTTGAGATTGATCTTAAAGAGCGAGCGGGTGAGATGATCACCCTTGAACAAAGAGAGGGGAGAGCTCTCGGAACAATCAATGAGTAAACGGAGAACAATATGAGTGTAACTGGAGGAGTTAAATTTTTTCAAAAAAACTTTGCTCTATTAAAAGACGGAGCGAGTGCAACCGCCTCAAGCAATGACGACGGTGTTCAATATATTTTAAGTCCCGTTCGTTGGGCCAAGTGGATTTCAGTCGGTTCAAGTGATGCAACCGAGGAAACTATCACAATAACTTTTCCAGGTTCAAAAACAATCAACCGACTTTTTCTTTTAGGGATCAATCTAAAAGAATTTGATGTTAAATATTTCAATGGTCTTTCATTTGTCGATTTTACAAATGTGATTGGAGTAAACGGAGTCGAGTCAACTTCAATTAATGAGACTGATTTTGCTCTTGATTCCGCATATTATGAATTTAATCAAGTTACAACGTCTCAAGTTCAAATTAAAGCAAGAACAACTCAGGTTGCGGACGAGGAAAAAATGATCACAACATTTATTGCGACTCAAGAGATCGGAACTCTTTTGGGTTATCCAAAAGTTTCATCAACTTTAAGTAATAACGAAAAAAGATCGAAAGCATTATCGCAAAGAGCGGTTATTCAAAAAACATACGAGCGAGTTTCTATTAAGCTAGCTTTTAAAACTCACCCATTTCAAAACGATCTCGACATCATGGAAAATCTTTTCGAATCAATCGATTCTTATTTGATTTGGCCATGCGGGGGACGAAGCGGTTCGGACTATTTTAGAATTGAACAAAAAGCCTGGAGACTAGACGATGTTTACCAGGTTCAAAATAGAGGAAAGTTTAAGTCTGATTATGAGAAAAATATCTATACAAACGGATTTAATAAGTCAGTGACTTTCGAGGAGAGTGTTTAATGATAAGGCCTCGTTCATATCAAGTCTTATTGACTCCATTAATTGCGAAAGATACCTACGGGAACGCAATGGACGTGACCGGAGAGTTTGAAATAGACGATTATGTAAACGCAAAAGGTATCTCAACAATCAATCGGGAGGTTGATAATGGAGACTTTGATTTTGGTGTTTTTGTATTTGATTCAATTAAACTTAAGTGTTTCAATCTTGATGGAAAATTTGCACCTCCGGGCGACTCTCGATCAATATTCACGTACTCGAGAGACAAAGCGAAAATAAAGATCAATTTTTTCGACGGAATAAACGAGGATTTGATTGCAACATTTGACGGTTTATTCGATGAACGTGCAACGAGAATGAATTTTAAAAACGATGAAATTAGTTTCACGGTTTTATCTCAAGATTCAATATTAAATAGAGTTAAAGTTCCGGCCGGTTCAATTACTGCGGGAAATTTAATCTCACTAGCTATTAAAAACTTATTACAATTGCCGGAAATTACGGCCGTTCTAAATTACGACGAGAACAATATTAATGTTCAAAACGATTATGAAATTGACGTGGGATCGGTTTTCGACAACTTGATCGTGAAAGAGGCCCTCGATCAACTCCTTGGTGCGTCTAATAGTACACTCGTTGTGAATAAATCAAACGACATTATCGTCCGCTCTCGAGAGTTTAACTCGGGAGCGGTTTTTCGTTTCTTTGGCCACGGTGATTTATTTGGCCGTGAAAATATTATCAATATCACCAAATATAACGATGGTTTGCATCGTATGTTTAACACGGTCACGGTCGGGGGAGTCTCGGTTTCAAATTTAGGTTCAATCGATGCCGACGGGGACAATGAAAAAAGAATCAATTTTGAATTTATAACTTCACCTCTTAAAAACCTTTCGATCGCAAACGATCTTTTAGGAAATTGGGGAGTTAAGAAAAAAGAGCTCGTTGTTGAGGCAAGAACAATTGATGTAAAAGAGTTGAACTTTTTTGATCTTGTATCAATTAATTATCCTTATAAAGTTACTCCGACTCCAGGCCAGGAATTGCCGATTTATGGGGTTCAAAAATACGGTGAAAGTTATTATCCTCGAGTTCAAGGAAATTTAAAAATTAATCCTAATGTGGCCTTTAAAGTAATCGGAATCAAAGAAGATCCCACCAAGTTTACGACCAAAGTGAAGTTGAGGCAAACCGGAACTCGTATAGACGACGGTTATTTTAGCGATATTGCGACTTTATACGGATCGGCTATATATGGAATTAATGAATATCAAGAGGACTTTGAAAGAATCGATCCGAACATTCGAAGTCACTACGGAGCGGCCGAGTATGGGGTTGTTCATTATGGGAATATTTAGATAAACTAAAAGCAAAGGAGCTTTTTATGAGTACAAATACACTAGCAACATACGCAAACGGAGAGATTATCGATGCGTCTCATCCGAACGAGATCACTCTCGCTCTAAAGGGTGAGTTTGTTGGTCGTAATGCCAACGGGATTCCGACTCCAGGTCAATCTCTTGGAACGCTTGCACTCCCTTGGGGAAATGTTTATGCGACCGGGTTGATCTTAAATGGACTAGCGGTTGATACTTCACAAATTACAAGTTTACCAAACAGGATTGTTTCCGGAGCATCAAGACCGTTCTCATCTTTTGGTGATTTCATTCGAGCAAATGGAGCGGCACTTGAGTTTGATATTTTAGGAGACACAACCGAACTTGTTATGTCGATTAATAACACGGCAACAACGGTTGATACTGACTTAAATAAAACTGGGGTTACTCCGGCACCTAATACAAACAACACTGCGGATATAAACGATGCAAATATCACAAACGATCTTTATGTCGGTGAAGAGGGGAGAGATATTACAATCGATGCGGTTGGTTCTGAAATTACTTCGAGAATTGGTCAAGTCGCTGCGTTCTTAACTCCGGCGGGTGAAATTTTTATCGCTCTAATTAAAGACGGAACAACCTTAACAAATGTTTTCAGAGGTTATTATTTTGATGATACTGGAGCTCCAATCAAAAGAGGGAATCTTTCAAACAATGATACGATCACTCTTTTAAATATTGGTTGGGTTTTTGTTGAGGATAACGGAACAACGGTTGATGTTTCATATAGAACACCGGTATTTTCTTTCGACTCTCCGACTTCACCGCAAACGGGAGATTACTGGTTTGATATTTCAAATCAAGTTTGGAAAAGATACTCGGGAGTTTCTTTTGATGTAATTAATAGAATCTTAATTGGTCAGGTTGTTTCGGATGATACGAACACAATCGCCTCTCGTTGTGTTGATTTTTCAAATCAATTTAGAGAGCAAAATAATTTAAAGCTTGAAGTTTTCTCAGGCGAGATCATTCAGTCAAAAGAGCTTGGAAAAAGAGTCAATGTTTACGGGACTGAGGTTATTATCGATTTCACAAAGACGGATTGGAACATCACAACCGATCTTGAAACGGGTGTAATTGAAGCAAACGACAATTATTACTATCTTTATATGTCGGATCAAGGTGAGAGAATTATCTCAGATCAAAGACCTTATATTAGAGACGATTTAAAGGGGAAATATCACCCGTATGAATCTTGGAGATTTGTCGGAGAGTGTTTCAACAATGGTTCGGGCGATCTTGTGAGTGCTCTTGATGAGAACTCGCCTATACAAATGAGGTATAACAGTTCGTCTGGTCAAACCGTAGGAGCTTCGGCAAAGTTTGCTTTTGAAACTAAACTTGAGGACAACTCGTCTGGATATGATAACTCAATCGGAGATTTTGTTTTTAGGAGAACCGGAAAATATACCGCATATATGCAGTGTCGTCCTTCGTCTGCAACAAGCACTGAGTGGGCCTTCTTTTTAAGAAGTAATCCTATTGCGTCAGGAAAATTAGGAACGGAAACGGCGACTGTTCCGGTCGCAGTAACTTTTGAGGCAAAATTTGGAGATATTCTATTTACTCAAAACGGTCTTGCCGCAGCGAGAACATTAAATGCAAGTGGAATTTATAACTACATTACAATTGTCGAGGAGAGATAGTCATGCAATACAAAGTTTTAATCACGAGAAACTCAGACTCTAAAGAATTTGGGCCACATATTTTTAATAAAAAAAAAAAAAGACAAGAATATATTGATCGCATTTTAAATGACATCAATTTGGGGGTTAGTCCTAGTAGTTTTACGGTCGATAAAACCGAGGATAGGTCGGACGAATTACAATCTATATATGACGCAATGGTAAAAGATGTTTACGATGAAATGGAAAATGTTTTTGGAACAAGAAACGATGTTTCCGCTTCGGCTTTTGCGGCGACTTGGGAAGCGATGATCAAGAGACCGGCCAGCTATGTTGATCCGGAGCTTGGATTTGCAGACGAGTCCGCTGTCACGGCATATGCAAACGCTAAAATCGCAGCGTCGGACGCATATGGAGTTTTCAGATTAAAAAGAATCGGACAATTTGAGTCGGAAAAAGCGACTATATTAGGGGCCTAAATAGGCCCTTGATTTGAACGGAATCAAATACAAGGATAAAATAAACTATGAGCAAAAAACTAATTCCAGCGATAATCACTAGTGCTCTCGGGGGTATCACCCTCTTGCTCGCAACAATGTTTTTAAATGCCTTTTTAAGTTCCCCTCCGACGAGAGCGGAATTTGACAGCTTTAAAGCTACAATGCAAACTCAAAGCAAATCGATTGACCATAGATTAAAAAATCTTGAGGACGGTCAATCAAGAATAATTAATATCATGATGAAAAAAGGAGAATGATCATGGAAAAAGCGTACGATTTAAAAGCTCTAGGTGAAATTTTAAAGTCTAAAGGTTTAGACCTTGCTGAGGACGCAGTTAAAATCATTGCTGAATCAACGTTTGATTGGGTTGAGGAGAGCGCAAAACTTTCGGAAACTCCATATGACGACATGGGACTTGTTGTTTTACCACAACTTAAAAAACTAGCTTTCGAAAGCATCGACAAAATCGATGGTCAAGAGGGATAGACTTGAATTTTTTCAAACAATTAAAATTTTTATGGCCAGTTGCGAGAGATCAACTGGTCAAATTTTTATTGCTTAAGTTTTTACCGAAAGCAGTTTCTGGCCCGTGGGGTTGGTTGGTTGTTTGGATTGGTGAAAAAGCCGCAAATAAAATCTTAAAACCCGCTTGGAATTGGATCATGCGAAAAGGCTATGCTTTAACTCGCAAGTGGAAACGTAAACCCAAAGCAACGAGGTTGGAAAATGCTGACAATGAAAGCGATTTCGATGATAGCGTTGATAATATGCCGTAAAATTGTTTGACATAAAGCAATATAATTGCTTTAAAAAAACTCATGATAATTAATGAAAAAAGAATTAAAGAGTTTTGGGAAAAAGTTGATAAAACAAAAAATTGTTGGATTTGGAAAGGCTACAAAGATAAAAGAGGTTACGGCGGTTTTTATCTTTCGTTCAATAAAAGGATGGAAAGATCACATAGAATTTCATTCTTTTTAAAAAATGGGAAATGGCCGAAAAAATCTATTTTACATTCTTGCGATAATCCTAGTTGTGTCAATCCGGATCACCTAAGAGAGGGTTCACAAAAAGATAATATGCAAGATGCGATAAAAAGAAAAAGATTCCCTAAGCAAAAACAAACCCATTGCAAACGAGGACATCTTTTAGAGGGAGATAATATTTATGTCAATTCTAAGTATCGAAATTGTAAAATATGCAATAAAATTCGCCGTTCTAATATGCCTTAGTTCTTGCAAAGGAACTGACATAACTCTCCCAACGATAACAAATCACGAGCGTTGTGTTCCTTTTATCAAAGAGATTGAACCTGGAATTTATAAAGGCAAGTGCCGTTGTCACGAATACCAGGTGAGCGAAGAGTTTATCGGGAGAGTTTCCGACTCGTATGACGAACCTCTTAAATATTGTTCAAATAAAATTTCATTTTCACCGACAACATGGTCGGATGAATACCTTTATTTTTTCGATGAAATATATTTCATGAGACAAAAATCAAGAACTAAACCGAGGAGAAAAAGATAATGTGGTTCTATAAACAAAAAGGATATGTAAAAAGCAAGTTTTACAACACCGTTTTAAAGGTGAGAGATTGCAGAAACTTTATTTTATTCAAAACATCAAAAGGTTTGTCCTCGGGACGAACTAGAATCCATTTTCCATGGACGAAAATTTGGGATAGATAATGATTTGTGAACTACTTAAAAAGTTTTGTGAAAAACGCACAAAATTAAAAGTTAAGAAAAACACAATTGAAATTGAACAAGTTTCCTTGCCTCCGATTGATACTTTGCCAGAACCTTTTAAAATTGCTCTTAATGAAGTCGGAATCAAAGAATATTCCGGTGAAAACCACAACCCTAGAATAATTGAATACCATAAATCATGCGATCTCAGAGCAAAGAGTGATGAAATATCTTGGTGTTCTGCTTTTATGAATTGGTGTTTTGAACAATGCGAACTTGAGAACACAAAGTCAGCGGCCGCAATTAGTTGGGCCAAATGGGGAGAGCAAACAAATGATCCAAAAGTCGGAGACATCGTCGTTTTCAGGAGATTGGGTTCAAGCTGGAGAGGACACGTGGGTTTTTATGTGGCACAAGACGAGAAACGAATCCTCGTGCTTGGTGGAAATCAGGGGAATACCGTCTCTTTTCAATGGTATCCAAAAAAAGGAACATCAATATATTTTCATCAATTTAGAACCATTAAAAAATAATTAAGGCCCTCCGTGGCCTAGCAAATCCTTTGCGAAACCTCCGTGTTTCCTATATTGTTTCACTATGACACCACAAAGACGAGAACTAATTTTAAGAGTCGCCGACGGTCACGCCGGAGCATATCCAATTTTGCACCAATTAGATGGTTTTGTTCATGC